ATTTTCACCTTATTTTGCTTTCTGTGCAATCCACTCTTGACCTTTGCTTGTCAAAAGCTCAGTGGGAAGATCAGTCACATCGTATATCCATTCAGCAAAACACTTACAGTTTGGCAGCACTCCAACCGCTACGTCATCTTCGTAATATTCACCGGCAACCAATCCTTTTGCTCGCGCCCAACTATCTTTCAACAAATACACCTGTTCGTCTTTCTCTTTGTGGTCAGGACGGTAGTTATAGCCCGGCAGTCTCCACATTGAATGCCATACCATCGCAATCGCACCGCCTTTCTCGGCAATCAATTCATGGATGACTGTGGATAACTTGTGCTCTTGATCGTGAATCACATTGCTTACCAAGATAGGCAATGAAACCAACGCCTTTTTGATTCGAGTGCGCTCTTCGATCTTATCCACGGCTTGGCTACCACCGGGAGGAATACTGGTTGCCCAGCCTTGAAAGTTTCGCAAAGTATCGTTTATTGCTGTCTCGCGGTGTAATTGAATGATGTTCTGGCTTGCCAAAATACGTCGATCCAGTTCTTTTTTGAAAGCAGGAGCATATTTGTCTAATGTAGACTTATTGATACCTTTATGGCGTTTTAAAGCACCTTTTTGCGTAATTAACCGCTTATATGTGCCATTTAATGCAGATTTTGTGTCTTTTTCGAGCTTTATTGGGCTTTTTACCGTCTTTTCAGCGGATTCTTTCAGTATCTTCACCCATCTTTTTAGATCGGTTTCGCTCGTATAGCCTTGTTCTTGATAGTGATTGATTGCCAACATTAGTAAGGCAAGAAACAATAATTCGTCTTTCTTGTCCTTCTTCTTTTCGTCAATCTTCTTTTGATCAATCATCGGGCTGCGGGTAACTTCGATTCGGCTTCATCCGGCGGCACATAAGTCTGCATGGATTCAATATCCAATTCCATGTCTTGCGCAAACATTGTACCCATCTCATTCAAGTTATCTTGCGCCCACTGGAACATCCGCGCACGATTCTCAGGATCAGCAATCGGCAGTAGAGTACGCAAAATCTCAGTCATGCCCTTCAACTTAATCTCATCCACTTTCACTGCATCGCTGGCTTTCTCTTCATTCAAATCAGGCCAGACAAAAGACATTCCGTTAAACCAATCATAGAATGCTGCTTCGTAAGACATTGATCCATACGATTCAGGATACTCGTTCTGACAAGCATCAAAGAATTCCCGCGTCCATGCACGGTGCGCCACGACTTTATTGAGCTTCTCATACAGCGGTTCCATCTGCTTACGGATATCACTGATATAGCGCATCAGTTCAGCGGCATCTTCGGTTCCTTCAGCCATCCCGGTAGACATGGTTTCTTGCGTCAAATACCGTGCGGGCATATCCACCGCAGCAGCGATGTCCTCTAAGATATTACGTCTACTGGCGGTCAACGCTTCATTGACGTTATTCAAGTCAATGGCTTCAATGTCTTCATCGGTATCAATCGACAGAATATTGTCCGTACCGCCTTGTTGCAGAATAGATCGTTTGTATCCGGTAGCCTTCGCCATCATGTTGCTGACAATGGAACCCGCTTGCTTGATCTTCGCCACAATCAACCCGGCTTTCCGCGCCACCATCGCATCGGTTTGCATCACCAACAAATAGGATCGCAGCGGATAAATTGCCCGCTGATATACCGAGCGACCATTGAAACCAAAGCCCGCTGAGTTGAACGCCAAGTAAACCGGGAATTCATTCAACATCACCAATGAATTCGCTCTGGCATACGGCTGACCCGCACCGGTAATCCCATCGGTCTTGCCTTGAAAGTCAATCGCATTGGGGTTCTGATTCAACACCATCGACCCCGCCAAGTTCAGCGCATCAAAGGTATGAATAAATAAATCTAAGTTCTGGTATTCCCACGGATCAATTGGCTTATCAGTGGGATGACCACGCGCACCAATCACCATCGCTGCCACGCCATACACCCTTGATTGCGTCATGGTCGCAAAGATGTGGTTATCACACGCCAATGCCTTCCACTCGCGCTCAAATGCCTCTCGCAACATCACTTCCGGCCCGCGAGCAAATTTAATCTCGCGCGACTTCGACATCGCCAACTTCAATGGCCCGGCAGCAATCCGGTAGCCAAGCGGATGATATAAAAACACATCTTTGGCTAATTGATAGCCAGCATTGGTTCCCCATTCAATCGTGTCTTGCTCCAACAACTGCTGAAGCTGATTATTGAGGCCCATATTGGAAAGGCTGACATAACTCATTTTATATTGCCCTGTTATCAGTTAAGGATAATGCTACACCATAAGTAAAGGTGTCCAATAAGTCATCAGCACGTTTATATGCCTCTTTATCCCCAATTCTAAACGTAGTCACTTGCTGAAGGAAATGATTCATCGTCCTGCCTTTCCACACAATCGTCTTTTCAAAGGCATGGCGGCTGACCTTACAATCCCCCGCGTGAGCCGGGCCACCCGCTGCCATCGCTCGCTCGTCCTTACCCTTCGCCATCAACTTAGAATCAATCGCGTGAAAAGGCCATGCTCTCGCTTTCGCCCATTGCAGCAACACACTCCCACCCGCTGCATCTTCAACAAACACACCTAAACTCCCATTCCGCGCAGATGTAGCCTTCGCCAATTCTTCGCACCGCTCTAATATCAACGGAGCCAAATACTCCAAACTGGCTGCCTCGATTGCAAACGCATCGTAGTCCAACACAACCAACTTATGCCCAAAGTGACGATTCACCGCAAAGTACATCACCGCTGTCGCGTCATTCTCACTACCACTCTTCACCGCACAGTCCATCACCGCAAACACCGCATCACACTTCTCAGGGTAATCAACCGGCTGCTCGTCAACCAAGAAGTACTCCAACTTGAAGAACGTACTATTTGACCAAGATATAAACTCAGCCAAAAATTCCTGTTGAAAAACCAGCGGATGATTACTCTTTTCCTCTTTCGCCAACTCGTCCTGCGGCACATACGGATTCGATGCTGTCGGCGCATGGTGAAACTTGAACTCCAAATCGGGATCACGACATATTTGAAAAAAGAAATTCTCTTGATCCACGCCGTTGGGTGTTGAAAACATCCAAGCATGACCCTTAGTCGTCAACATGGTCGGTTTAATTGACTTCTTCCATATATCCATCATCTGCGCATTCTTCGAGAACGCCATCTCATCACCCAATACCAAGTGATATTCGCGTCCACGACCCGCCAATTCATTGTCGGTCAAATACCAGAAATCCAAATGTCCACCATTGATGGTGCGAATGATCCCGTCATTCTTACTGGAATTGCGCGTGACAGGCTTCAACATCGCCGCCAACTCTTCATACGGTTCAAATAACTGACGGTGCTCAGGTGCGAATATACCGACTTTGCGACCCTGCAAAGCATACTGCGCAGCCAATGTGACCAAGAACTTAGTCTTGCCCCATCGCCGCCCACAACACACCGCATTCAGTCTCCCACGCCCTTTCCACAGTTTAGCCTGACCCCTGTGGAAAACCGGTGGATCAATCTGGATTGTCGTCATCTAGCGGAAGCGCACCCTTAACCTCAATCACCAACTTATTGTTCCCGTCATCCGTCTCACGCCAGCGTCCGCGCGTCTTTAACAAAAACATCGTGCTGGCAGGAATCATCATCTCAACAGCCTGATGGTATAAAGCGTTCGCTGCACCCATTACAATGTCAATACGCCCATCTTCAAGCTCATTAGCATAATGCTTGACCAACGTATCCACCGTAATACCCAATCGCCGTGCAATGTGTTCCTGCGTAATACCAAACGCAGACAATTCCTTCACATTTGCACGAGTAATCTCTGTCGGCTTGTGAGAAGGACGACCCATTTTCTTTTTTGCTTTGGAATCAACAGGTTGCGTACTCATATATCAGTTCCTTACAAAGATGTCAGGAGCTAAGTCCTTTATAGTTCCGAAAAACTATACCAGAAATGCGGTTTTTATAATTTTTTATAAAAATTTTCGGCACTTTTAAAAGGCGTTTTTAGGGAAAAGGGGGGAGAAAAAAGCGCAGGGGATAGGGCTGCGCGAATTGCGATGGTAGGGGGAGATCAGTACCTTTTTAATGCGATTACCCGCGGATTTTTGCGCGAGTGTTGGATTGATTGCACATGCGCCCCGCCCCGGTATTTTGCGGGCGGGCGAGCGAATCGACTAGGCGAAAAAAAGCCCGTTCGATGACGGGCTTGTAATGGATTAAAAAGAGAGCGCGTGGCGGGCGGTGGCTGCTTTCTTTCCTACCCAACCCTCACACTTTAATCCGATGATTGATCCTGACTAAAAACTCGCTTGGCGTGTTTTCGAGTATTCTCAATAAATTCCATAATCATACTAAACGGATAATCCTCGTATATATCGTATTCTAAAATATCCCTAGATTCTTTTTTTAATAATTTCATTATTTCATTATAAGAAAGATTATCGGGGTAATCGTGCAAATAAGTATTCAATGCAAAAGATTCAAATTTGTCTAATTTATTCATTTAATACAATCCTCCGTTTTTACCTTTAAGAGAATGATGCAAAAATATTTTGGTAGGTGTGAATTCTAAACTGAACCAATGTGCTTCGGCCTGATCCGTTAAGAAAATCCATCCTCCGTGGTTTGCTCTATGCTTTAATGCTTCACTATAACTTGCAAATTGTACGGTTAGCATATAATCCTCAAACAATTGAATACATTGTGTGGCCTACCTTAATATAATCCGATCCGTCAATTAACAGTCTATCAATAAAAAACCTATCTTCTTTGTGAAGGTTTTGATCATCAGAATTAACGGTCTTATCCAATTGCCATCCTTGATTATCTTTAATATAAATTGCGATATCCATTTTAATCCTCGAATGATTGTATATTTTCGTGAATGAATTTTCCGTTCTCAATGATCGTTTTTGCAATTTCAATATTTAGTCCTCTATGCTCTGCAAATTTTTCAATCGTCAAATAATTATTAAAGAATTCAAGATATTCTAATTGAATGGTTTTATAAGTAATCATTTTTTTATCCTCAAATCGTTTTCATTGTGTACTGGGTATCTTCTTCTTCTAGATACTGAACGAATGCGCAGATGCAGGCGTGTTGCGCGTTATATCGCACGATATCGCCCATGTCATAGGCTTTGCGGAAAGAATAACCTATGTCTCTGGATACTTTGCCAATTGCGCCTTGTATACTTTTGGCGCGTACCTTGTATCGTTTAACCCAACAATAATTTGCGTCTTCGCCGAAAGTATCGGTTACTTCTACAAAGAATAAATTCATCATTTGTAAATTCTCCCATTCTCATAATATTGATGATCATGGAATCTCAGCATTTCATCAATATTTTCGTTTGAATATTGATAGGCTATATCATCACGCCAAGCTTTGAATCCTGCATCAATGGCACACTCAAATGCTTTTTTTGCACTGCCAGTTTG